CCACAATCCCGCTTTTGTATCTTTAAACCATTTTGTTGAGGCTGCTCCTAAAAGCGAACCAGCAACACTACTTACTAACCAAAGCCACATATTATTCTCCTTATTGTAAAAGCCATACGACTAAGTGTGGAACAGTTACTGTTAACACCACAAGGGCACCTATAATTAAAGCAATGTTTCCGTTATCCCACGGGTCCCATTTCATAATAACTCTCCTATTTGAATCCACCAAAGTCTGGCTTCTTCTTGTCTCTAAATGAAGTGACGTTATCTTTGTCGCCACTATTTTTGTTTCCCCATGAAGGCTTACTATCAGTCTTCTGATTTGATTGACCATCGTTGACTAAATCTTGAGCAGAATCTTCTGCGTCAAATAACTTCATCTTAGATCGATCAATGCCTATAATAAATCGTTTGAGATAGTTGGTATCACCCCATCGATTCTTCAACTGCTTGACCATTAACTGACCAAGACCTTCTAGCTCTTCTGTCGAGATCAAACCAAACATAAAGTCAGCCGTTGCAGGTAGACCAAATGATTCAGAAGTATCTTCAAGATTCAAATCTGAACTACTATAGCCAGTTCTCGTTGTCTGTGTAGCACTCAAGATTGGAACATTGAACTCTACAGCAAGACCACGCAATTCTTCAGCGATTGCTTTGATGATCGTGTACGAGTTTACATTCGCACCCGCTTTCATTCTAGAACTGGTGCATATATTTAGATAATCAATATAGACCATATCTGGAATAAAGTTCTTCTTCAGCTTCAACTCATTCAATAGATGACGAAAGTGGGCTGAACCAGCACTAGCAGTTGGAAACTCTTTTACGATTAGCTTACCAGTTGTCTTATCTTTGACCTTCTGCACTCTCTTCATAAACACATCTTTGGGCATATCTTGCAGACTGTCCATCGTTGTGTTCATTAGATTAGCATCAATACGCTCTGATATCTTCTCTTCTGCCATTTCCATTGTAATATAAAGAACATTCTTACCTGCCATAAGATTGGCAGATGCACAATGAGTCATAAACAGAGTCTTACCAACACCAGTACCAGCAAGTGCGATACTCAGAGACTTGCGTGACAAACCACCCTTAGTGATCTTATTGAACAAATCAAGGTCAAATCCAATCTTATCTTCTTTCGTATGATAGAAGTCAAATCGATCTTCGGGCTGTTCTAGAAAGTCGTGACCAATCGCTTGATCAAAAGATACACCAAGTGCAGTACTCAGCAATTCAGGAATCGAACCCTTGTCTAGGTCTTTGTGTTGACCATCAAGAACAAGAATAGATTCTCGAACAGCATTGTAGATAGCTTTGTCTTGGCAGAACTTCTCTGTCTTATCAACTAACCATTCAATATCAGTCTTCTCATCATAATCTAAAGCGGTAATGATCTGAGATATAGATTGATACTGATCATCACTAATGTTAGACTTCTCTTCGATTGAGATACGGAGTGCCTCTTTCGTAGGCACCCCGTTGTAGTCAGATATATAGCTTACAATTGACTTGTAGACACTCTTCTCAGAGAAATCATCGAAGTAATCATCAGTAAGGAATGGTACAACCCTACGCATATAATCTTCATTATGTAACAATCCTGATAGAATCGTTTGCTCAAGCATCAGTGATTGTCTCCAAGTTTGGCACTTGCGAATCATCGTCAATCAAAGACTTTGTTGCCATAGTATAGCTATCTCGAATGTGGGTAGCAAAGTCAGTCTCTTTAAACATCATGAGCCAGAACTCTTTGTTATCTACGATCTCTTTAGCTCGTACCATCTTATCGAGCAATACTTCACCAGTAGCAGGATTAACTGCTTCATACCAACCGACTTTAGGCTTGACTACATATCCACCAGCTTCTGCGACTTCTAGCAATCCAGACCACTTCGAGATACCACCTTCGAATGTCACAGTTACTGGAATCTTAGACTTCTCACGAACATGGCGAGACTTCTCGATATTGATGATAAAGTGATAACCCTTGATCTCTTTATCGACTTTCTCTTGTTGACGACCAATGATCCAGATAGCATCTGCTGAATAGTAAGCACCAGTACCACCAGATACGATATCTTTAGGATATAGACCAATCTCTTTGTATGTGTGATTCACAGCAACAAGAGGAATATCTTTTAAGTTCAAGTGTGGTGTAATCATTCTGAACAGCGACTTCATCTGTTTAGCACGAGACATATCAGCAACTGATTTACCAGACATAGCATCGTCTACTTCTTTCTTAGAAGCAAGGTTACCAATAGAATCTATGATGATAATGACTTTATCTTTAGCTGTCAGACCTTCAAGCTGTTGCATGATATCAAACTTCAACTGCTCTACGTCAGTGATTGGCGTATGGATAACTTGATCCATATTAACACCGAAAGACTCAAAATAAGCCTGAGGTGTACCAAACTCTGAATCATAGAATAACACCACAGCATCGGGATGTTTCTTCTGATAAGCGGCTGCCATAAGCAATGCGAATGCAGACTTAAAGTGTTTTGACGGACCCGCTAACATGAGTAGACCGGGTGATAATCCACCGTCAATCTTGCCAGATAACGCAACATTGACCATAGGGACAGATGTTGGCGACATCTCTTTCACACCAAACACTTTAGACTCTGTTATAGAGGCTGTGAGCTTGATGGTAGAGTTCTTGGCAAGCTTTTCCATTAATGATGACATAATTTATTCTCCAAATTCAATATTCATATTACTTATTTAACATTCGAGAGCAAGTAAAGAAACTGTTCTCTTCAAGACAATCAGACCAAGTATGGTAACCCATAAAGATAGCCCCTATAACAATGGCGCTAATTGCAAAAAAACTTAATACTATTCTCATAATTTATTTTCCAAATTCAATTTCAATATTCTTTTCACTGCGCTATTATAACACTATTTGTTATAGATGTCAAACAACTTCTTCTCAAACTCTTCAATCTTTGCTGTACGATTAGGCCACAGAATATATTCCCGCTCTGGGTTCGCTTTTAGATTGTTCAACAATGGCGTAATAGCATTATATAAAGAATCTAGTTTACCCTGTGCATCCTCTGCTGTGTGATTCAGATCAGTTAGATCCGATTGTGCTTTTTGAACTATCTCTAGTTCGGTTTCGTCAACGGCAGTGAAACCGAAATCAAATATATCTGACATTTTTTTCTCCTATTTGTCTTCTGACTCGAAGTCATTTTTCGTCTTGGCTAGAAGCAAATATTCTTCTCTGAGAAACTCTTGGTTCTCTTCTAACCACTTTTCAACAGATATGTGATCTTCACCATATCCGTCTCTTTCATACATTGCCTCATAATACCTTTTCTTAGCGAATACTTCGAAACTTGGTATAATCATTTTCATTCATTCTCCTAACCGAAAAAACTTTCGAGCGAATTGATGTGTTCAAGTTCCCAATTGATAGCATCAGATACTAACTTCAACGGGTATTTGAATGTTTTGTTAAACTGCATTTCATAGTCAATATGTTCGTGTAGTCCAAACTCTTTAGGGAGAAATGGGTTGAACGATATAACATTCTCCATAAGAGGATTAGGCATCTTCATATAACAGAACTTCACTTTAGATCCATTCTTAATATCCTCGATAGAAAGATTCAGCTTCTCGACTTGCTTGTTATATAGTAATGCGCCCCTGACATGAATAGGAGTACCTTTCTTGTATATCGTATGCTGATCTCTCCACTTGACAATATCACTCACACTTCGAGGAAAAGACACATCTTCTGGTGGTAGACTCTTGAACTCTTCATAGAAATCAGCAACAAACTTCTGCAACTCTGCTTCAGTCGAGTTCAACATTAATGAATACGCCTTCTTGAACTTGTCTCTTACTATCTGAGGCGTTGATGACTTGACAGCTTCAATGCCCATGATCTTTAGCTTAGGCTCTGCGTACTGCACACCCTCGTTATTAAACACGTTAAGTATATAGCGTTTCTTAGCAGTCCAGATACCCTTATCAGCAATAGCTTCACGAGCCATAACCATTCGACTATCGTATGCATTCATTCGCTCAAACATCGCATCATACGACTTGGCTAGAATAGGCACGATCTTTTCTTCACAAGCTTTATCGATGAACTTCACAGGATCTTTAGGATTGACAGCTTTCACTAGAGGAGACATATCAACATAAAGCGAATCTGTGTCCATTGCGATAACGTAATCATCATCAGTCTTGAGCATCTTGTTTAGAAACTCATTCATGGCTTTCTCAGCCCACTTGATCGACAACTGACCAGATAGCGTAATACCCTCTGCTATTCTAAGATCGAAGTATCGGAAGTAATTATTACCTAGAGCACCATAAAGTGAGTTGAGCAAAATCTTTACAGCTTGTTGGGTATTATCTAGTCGATTGATTTCTCGATCTAGATCAGCAGTCTTATCTTTCTCGTATTCTTGCTTGAGTTTAAGCATATCAGTCTTAACAACCTTTCGCTCATTATACAAACCGATAATGATATCTGGTAGAATACCACGCTTGTCTTTACGATACATCGAACCATTTGCCGCTACTGCAACATCCATCGCTCTAGCATCTTCAGTCAACTCGTTGTTCAGATAGTGATCTACACCACCAATAGTAAAGTCACCACCACCGTTGAGTAGAGTCTCTGGCGACATATTGTACTGAACAATTAGATTAGGATATAGAGAGTTTAAATCGAATGAAGTGACCCACTCAGTCATACCAACTCGTGGCTCTTTTACATAACCACCGGGATAGGAATCTTTGCGTTTAGCTACAGATGGTGGCACAGCAATGTTTCTATCACTCAAATAACGATATATGATAGAATCCCATATACCAGTCGTACCAAACGTATCAGCGTAATTCACGCCACCCTTGTATGCGATAACTAAGGCTAGATCCATAAGACCAGTCTGCTTATCGATCTTGTCAACCAACTGAACATCTTTAATATTATAGTCGATGAACTTCTGGTGATTAGACTTATACAGACCAAACAATGATCCATGCTCTGCATAAGATAGCTTCTTCTCACCGAGAACAGTAGAAGCAATATGATCTAGAGAGTATGAGGCTTGAGTGCCGTAAGTGAATCCGAACTTCGTGAAGAGGTCATAGTAATCTACTTGCTGTACACCGTAAATCTCATAAGCATCCATATCTCTGCCTTTGATAGCAATCTGACGATACTTCGTGATGCCAAAAGGAGAGAACTTCTTCACAGTTTCTTTACCGAGAATATTCTCTGTTCTTTTGATTAGATACGGTATATCAAATAGTCGAATGTTCCAACCAGTAATAATGTCTGGGCAGTTATGCATCCAATAGTTCAGAAACTTCAACATAAGATCAGTTTCGCCAGCACACTTTACATAAAGAACTTCTGCGCCATCTAGCTCTAGCTCTGTCTTAGATACATCATAGTCGCCAGTACCCCAAACATAGTAAGTGTTTAGTTGGCTGCTTTTGTAGCAGATAGCAGTAACTGGATACTTAGCTTGATCTGGCTCAGGGAATCCATCATCCGACTGGACTTCAATATCGATATTACCAACATTAATCAACTTAGGATCATAATCGATCTTGCC